TTGCCATTAAAAGTCTCCGTCTGCAACTTGAACTACAGTAAAACCTTTATCTCTCCACATGTCGACAACTTTCTGTCTATCATCGAAGATTAAATCAATCTTACCACCCATATCAATGAACTTATCTGCAAGAGCAGATTTGAACTCATCATCAGGTGTGTAGTCACCATTAGGTCTTAAAAAGACTCCTTTGTGACCATCACCAATCCATTGACTAATTTGTTTCTCAGTAATTTCTCTTTCTGATTCGTTTCTTGCACTAAAGAAGGCAACTTCATCACCTTGTGCAATAAATCTTTTTGCAATATCGCAAACCCATTGAACAGGAGTATCATTAACAGTTTCTTTTCTGAATGAATCCCAATCGTTGTTGCCATTTACAAAATGTCTTCTATGCTCGACATCAGCGATAGTGCCGTCAACATCGAAGATTATTGTTTGTTTATTTCTCATATCTATATAATACTAAAAAAATGAGGTCGCTGTCAACCCATTATGGTGTAAAATCTGGTTCTCCCCTATTGTAATTCACTTCGATATTCTCTGCATTTTCTTTGCAAAGTTCTTCAAAGGTGCCGTTGAAATCTTGGTTGTATAAAAGACCATTTGCTTCATCACTGGTCATGGTTTCAATCTCTCTGATGTAATCAAATGAACCCCTAAGACCATTGTATCTGTTTACATGTTTCATGACCTCAGCAGCTGCTGATGCCTCAGTCACACTAGGAACTTGATAGTAATCATGTTCGCCTGGACCATAAGCGTCCTTCTCAAATATCTCTTTTGAGATTGTGCCATGAACCACATAAGTAGAACCACCCTTAAATTTATGGAAGTTTTCTCCATACTCTTCAAGGTTTTGGGTGTTAATTACATAAGCAAATTTCATAGTGTCTCCTTTATTTGTTTGTTCTTTCATAATGTTATTATATGAAAAAAAGAGACCTATTGTCAACCCCTACGGATAGGATATTAGATGTGCATCTGAACCATCTTTGAAAAATCTATTCAGTGTTTTATGAGTTTGCCATCCGTGTCTATTATGTGACCATCTTCTGACTGCATGATTGTCGACATGAATGTGTGCATAATGAAATGGATATTGTTCTTGTAAAAATTCCATAAGGGCATCTGATGCCCCATTTACTTTTCTTTTCATGCAGGTATCCATCCAATAGTATGCAAGGTCATTATCGAATTCTTCTGCATATCGTATAAGACCAATAACATATCCAACAACTTCATCTTTCTCGTCTATTGCAACCCATGAATCTTTTAAAGTTTGTGCAATGAAATCCCACCTCTGTGGTGACCATAAACTTTCAGATTTCATAAAGTGAGAACTTTGTTGAATGTAATAACACTGTTCTATATCTTGTCTTTTTAATTTACGAATACGAATCATTTACTTTTCTTTTCTCTATACCATTCTTTGTCGACATTTCTAGGATTAAATTTATCAAAGTCTGGTTGATAATCATCTCTTGATGGTTCAATAAAATTAAGATTAAAGTTGACTCTGATATTCTCATCTGTTTGACCAACACTACGATGTTTGATATCACCACTGAATATTACACAAGAGTTTGCAATAGATTCTAATTTAGTTCCGTCTTCAAACTCTGTATAACCATTGCAAGTATTCATACTCAGTATGGCAACTGTATGTTCTTGCAATCTATCTACATGAAATGTAGACATAGGATGGTTTTCAGAACCTCTAAGTGTTTGTCTTGGATGACAATTGACTTTGATACGAATTAAACTATCCATTGGCAGTCTACTAATGATAGGTATTCCTAGTGTTGTAAACAATTTTAAATCAGGTATATCACCTCTGTTATAGATATCATTACCGAATAGATAACCTCCTGTATCGTGTCTATCTGTTAAGGCATCTCTATAGAACCATGGCATACCCACGAACTCTGATTTGCCTTCACCATACAACATGAATTTTTCATAATGCCTGAACAGGTCATCTGGTAAAAAATTATCTATTCTCTGGTAATTCATTCAGTCAATAACATTTTATCTAATTGTTCTAGATTGTGGTCACCTAGGAGTTCAACTGTAAATGTATCCTCGTTCTTGTTATGTGTGACTTGATGTGTCAACTCATAACCTAAACCCTGTAGTTTAGATGCATTTTCATTGAACTCTCTATACATATCTCTCGACATGGTGACTTTTCTTTTTCTAGAAATCGGTAAACTATCTAATATATTCATCTTCCAACATTCCCCAAATATTTTGATTTACACTCTTCCCATGACATACTTAGAATATCATCATAGAAAAGTGTTTCTGTTAATCTTTGCCTTTCTGCGTTCATGAGATTATTTATTCTCTTAGCGGCATACTTTTCTTTCCACAACTGAGTGAGTGTTTCAACTGAACCATCGTTTGAGTTTCTAATCAATTGGTCTTGTTCTATCTCACCTCTAAGAAACTCTCTCGTGTTTTCATAGAATGTAGAATAGTAGATGCCTCTTTGATGGTCACTCTTCTGCAACTCTTTTGGTATCTTCAATTGTGAATACATGAATTGTCGCATACGATTTCTATGGTCTCTCTTTAGAGTCTGACCATTCTCTCTCTTTGCAACATACAATAGAAAGTATCTCTCGTTGAAATGGTGTTCAGCGTAATCTAGCATCGCTCTCTCAGTGTCTTTGGTCATTTCAAATGATAATGAACCTTGACTGTATCCCATTTTCTTCCAGTGTTTCAATCTATCGTATTGTGATAGACCACCAACTTTAGATTTACCATAGAGTGATGTTGTAGTCATACCAACTAACTTATCACCATAGTTTTCTTCCCATTGTTTCTGTATCACATCGGCAGTGCATAACAATGCCATGAGTTTACCACCTGTGTAATTGAAACCAAGTGGTTGTGTTGGTAAGATACTTGAACCAATCGCACTATTGTTTAGTTTGCCACTGTTCGTTTTGTATTCTCTGTCCCAACCTATATACTCATCTCTTGGAGTAAGGTCGATAAAATCACCAGTAATACAAATAACGCCAAGATATTTCTCACTAACCCTATCTCTAACAATGTAATGTAAGTTTCTACCAATGTTCGAAGAGTTTTTCTGACTATGAGTAAAAGTTCGTAAACAATTCCATTTTTCTGTGAGCGTGCCAGCACTCTGCCTATCTTTCTCTGAATCAGTGTAAATAAGTTCTGGTTCAAGTTTTTCAAAGTCTTCATAAGAGTTTGGATACCATATGTTGTTTTTAGTTTCGTTAATTAATTTTAGATGGTCTTCATTGACAAAATTTGTTTCTTCACCAAATAATGTTGAGACCGTTTGTGTTGGATATTTCAGATGTATCTCTTGATACTTCTGGTATAAGGTGTATTCTGCCACACCCATTGTAGAAACGAATGATAAGTCTTTAATTATAAGTTCTCTAAGTTCTTCTTTCGACAATATTTCTTTCTCAGTTCTGTTTGCCTGATACTCGTCAAATTGTTTTTGAACAAATGGTTCCACTATGTCCACCCTTGAAACTTATCTCTGCCTCTGTCTGCAACAGGTATATCATCATCAATCAAAGTATCACCCTCAATCAATTCTTCTTGTGCCTCTTGTTCGACATCATACAGTTTCATTCTACTTCTATCAATACCAATGACAAATCTTTTGAATATGGTTGGGTCATTGTATCGATTCTTCAATTGTTTAACTACAAGTTGGTCTAACTCTTCAAGTTCTTCTGATGTAATCAGTGCAAACATTAAGTCAGCAGTTGCAGGTAAACCAAAAGATTCAGAAGTGTCTTCGAGTCCAATATCTGTGGAACCATAACCACTTCTGGTCGTTTGTGTTGCACTCACAATAGGCAAGTCATGTTCGACTGCAAGACCACGAAGTTCTTCTGCAATACTCTTCACTAATGTGTAAGAGTTTGCACCAGCGCCTGGTCTGATTCTTTGTGATGCACAAATGTTTAAGTAATCAACAAAGATAATATCTGGTTGAAAATCTTTCTTGATTGATAGTTCTTGTAAGACATGTCTAAAGTGACCAACATGAGCAGATGCAGTTGGATATTCTTTGACAATTAGTTTGCCCTTTGTTTTGTTTTTGAGTCTGCCTATCTTCTTACCATACTCTTTCTTTGATATGTCTGGCAGTTCTTTCATTGGTATATTCAGAATGTTTGCATCGATTCTCTCTGCGATTCTTTCTTCTGACATTTCAAGTGTGATGTATAATACATTCTTGTTCTGCATCAAGGCACTAGATGCCATATGGCACATGAACAATGACTTA